TGTTGAGGATGCCATATCTTGGGCAGTTTCTTTTCTTCGTTCATACTAATAGATATGAATATAATATTCTTCATTCATTTACTCCTATTTATAACCATGCTTGTTGTACCCTTCATGAGAAATAAAGAAAATCTCGAGTTTTATTCACTTCTTGTACCTTTTATATTTTTTCATTGGTCAATAAATGATGATACGTGTGCTTTAACACAAATGGAAATGGTTGTAACTGGTAATACGAAAGATGAAACATTCTTTGGACGTATTATGGGTCCAATATATAAAATGGATGATACAGATGCAAATAAATTTTTAAAATCTATTTTCTTTTTTCTTTGGGTACTCGTTCAATATCGACTTGGTCGAATTGACTTGGGACCACTTAGTAATATTACTAAATAATCTTGGTATATATAAATGAAGATCAAAAATAAAACGCAAAAGAAATTATTAACTATTGCATTAGTGATACTCGTTGCCGTGATTGTATACCAATTACGAAATCCAATTATTATTAAAAAACAAGTTCCAGTGAGTGTACCAATTGAAGTACCAGTTCAGATACCAGTAGAAAAGGAATATAGAAATCCACCTATTAAGGAGTATAAACCTGGATATGTTCAGCAAATGGGCGTTCTCGTAGGTTCAGACGAAGAAACATTACCTTTATATGGTAAAGAAGTTAGGGGTAGACGAGATCAATATCATTATTACACAACAACACCAGGAGATCAAATATATTCATTACCTGTAACGATTGATAATCGTGATTGTATGGATGATATTGGATGCAGAGAATTATATGGGAATGAAACTGTTTCCGTAATGGGACAAACTGGTTCATTCCAGGCTAAATTATATAGAACTGATAACTTTTTTTAATTATCTTTTTCTTCCTCGTATTTCTCACCACCTGTAATGAGGTTGTACACACAACTACCTGCAGATAGTGTTTGCGAACTCACACAGCAACATCCGAGAAGACACGCCCCTAATAAATGAGGTGGTTTTGTTGGTAACATTTTCAACATGCTGGAAGATGGCCTGTATATAAAGAAAAAACAGAACAAACAACATGTAATTGTAGAAGCTAACTGACCAGGTGAACAATTAGAAGACATTTATATTAAGCAAATAAAAAAATATTGATTATTATAAATGAGGATCGATACTCTTAAAAATGAAGCAAAGCGTTTAGGTCTTCGTGTAACTAAAAAAATAAGGGGAAAACGTGTACCATTAAGCGAAAAAGAACTTAAAATGAAAATTGAAAGACGGCGTCCTCCATCCCTAGAAATACAGGTCCGCGATTCAAAAAAACTTTTGAGAACGTGTAAATCCCTTATGAGAACGATTAATTCAAATGTTCCAAGAGTTAGACGCGTTTCACAAACGCCACGTGTTCAACCAGTTAGAAAATCACCACCAGTATCCCGCGCACCCCCAATTCCTCCTGCACCACCAGTTCCACCCCGTCCCATGAGACGCGATCCACGTGCTAATTTAATGACTGCTTTAAAAGCAAACCTTAAACGCCGTGGTCTTAAAGAAAAGATAAATCAAACTTCTTAGACATTATTTTTTTAGCACCTTCTAATTCTGGGTGGCTCCATAAAAGCCAACGCGACCAAAAACCAGCTGTATAGATACCTGTTTTACCCCAGTTTTCTCTATCGCTTCTATTTACATCGAGCATGGATTCATGTACAAATTTAGGATCCTTATGACGTCTAATCATGTGTGGTATAAACCCACCATGTCTTGATATATATGAACGCATACGCATGGGATTTTTATGTATTGTATAATCTGAATACCCCTTTGCTCCAAAATCAACGAAACGTTCGTTATTGAATACTACGCGAAATTTTTTATCAAATCTAGGACTTTTTTTCAAATAAACCTTGACCATATATATTTACTGAATATATTTTTCACCACGTTTGTGTCGTCTATATAAAACAATTCCAAGTGTAAGTGATATTATCCACGCTTGAAATTGTGATATACCATAAGGTTCTTCTATCATAAACATTGTATTATACATATTATATTATTTTTCGTTATAAATCTCCATGTATAAAATAATTCTGTCCTTTTCTGATTGATTTTCCGCCCAATGTTTTTTACGAGCATTCATAATTATATGTTTACCATTTTCTTCTGTAACTTCACCTAATTCTATGTGGTGAAGTATACAGTTTTCTGGACATTTAATACCTAAATGGTATGTAAATATATAATCGTCACCTACATAATCAACGTGTTCCTTGAGTTTTACACCACCTTTCATTAATGAAAACCCTGCTACATGTATACCCTTGATTGAAGATAAGAGTTTTGTTGTTTCTGGGCATAAGTTACAATTACTTGTAATGAAATTACCATCCCATATAAGTGGCCAACTTACCCACGAGTCCTGAACATGATCCTGACCACCTTTCAACCATCCATATTTACCATCTGTATATAACATCATAACTTGTTTTAGATATTCTGAACCAACCCATTCACCTTCTTTACGAGGATCATCTCGTATAAAAGTTTCTGGTAGTAAATTTACTTCCCTCTGTAAAATATGAACATGATTTTTCAATTCTTTTAAATGCATTGTTCCTTATAAATGTTTTCGACATACAGCTTTATACATATTATTTCCACCGACGAGTTCGAGATTATCATTTTCAACAATCCTTTTTGTAAATGGTCCGTGTGTACCGTCCATACAATCCATACACATTGCCGATATTTTAAACACTTTATCGGCGAGTGGTACACAATCTATAAGTTCCCCAAATTTTCTTTGTTTGTAATCACCATCAAGGCCCGCAAGTAAAATTGTTTTACCCGAATCGAGAACCTTTTCTACAAATGGTTTGAGTTTGGTGAAAAATTGAGCTTCATCTATGGCTATAACATCTATATCCGAAAAATCTATTTCATCAAGGTTATTTGTCTTTACGCAATCAAAACGAACGTTATCGTGAGTACGTAAAACATCTTCGGATGCACGTGTATCCTTTTTAGAGTTTATAACGAGAATACGTTTACCTATAACTTTGTACCGTTTTAAACGTCTAATAAGTTCTGACGTCTTTCCAGAAAACATGTTACCCATAATAATTTTCAAACTCATTTCTTAATTATACGTTACACTATTTTAAATAGTTTTAAAGAAAACGATCGTAGAATAAATATAAAAAAATGGAAACGCTCAGAATTAAAAGAATAACGCTCGATGCTACTTTACCGACACGTGCATCCCCAGGTTCAGTTGGTTATGATTTATACAGTATAGAAAACATGACTATTAATGCGTGTGAACGTGGTATTGTGAGTACGGGTATTTGTGCGACTATTCCAAAAGGTGTATATGGGCGTATTGCTCCAAGATCTGGTTTAAGTGTAAAACATGGTATTCAAACGGGTGCCGGTGTGATTGATCCGGATTATACGGGTGAATTGAAGGTTATCTTGTTTAATCACGGGAGTGAATCGTTCGAAATTAAACAAGGCGATAGAATCGCGCAATTAATTTTGGAAAAGTGTGAAACACCACTTATCGAAGAAGTTGATGAATTACAAGAGACAAAAAGGGGTGAGCGTGGATTTGGATCTTCTGGTAAGAATTAACGACTGAAGGAAATCCTTGGTTGCGCGATTAAGGGTTCAACCCCTACCAAGCAGATGTGAAATACCAAAATCTGTATCGCACATGTATTTATCTGGTATTTTATACTGTTCGAATACTAAACTTATTCGTTTTTCGGTATTATTTTCACAAAAAAAGGGTTCAACAAGATGATTTGTATCACCCCTAAATGTTAATTTTCTACCTTGTTTTGGTATATATTGTATTTTAGTGTCTAATCCACCTCTTGAACCAAAAGGAGATAGATATAAATTACCACCTTCACAGTTTTCTGGTACATTTATATATAGTATAGTTGTACATACTGGTAATATCAGTCGTTTAGTCCAATCCTGTATACTTATACTATCATCATAATGTCCTTTTATTTCATTATACCCCCCTGAATTATATGAATTACTTAGTATAGCTGTATTGACAATATATGCATTTGTACCGGGTTGTTTTATCCTTTCAAATATTTTATAAATTTTTTCTAATTTTTTTTCTAAAAACATTTTTTTAGAATCTTCACTTGTATTAAAACGAATTATCGCGTTCTTCCCCCAATCGGTGTTTAATAGTTCATGTTTTAATATATAGTCTTTTATGTCTTTGCATTCTTCTGATGATAAAAAATCATCCTGAATGTCGATAAGAGGAAATCCATTTGGGTGCGATCTCTTGAATTGAAAATAACTTTCTAATTCAATATATTGATTTATGATGTATATGAATAATATTATTGAAAATATATAATATGACACCTTCTTCATATCTTATATATATGTAATAATTAATTGCCAAATGCAATACCACCCATACCATTCTTAATCCTGAGAATGTTATAGTTGACTGCATAACAACGTGTAAAGTGGCATTTCGCGTCGGCGCCATCAGTTGGTGAAGATGGATCTTTGATAGTTATTTTCGCATTATCGATACGCGAAAAGTTCAAGGAACCTGTTGGTTGAGATTTATTCATGGTAAGACAGAATGGCCACGATACAATTGGCATGGCGTCACCACCTTCGGCAAGAACGGAACAGTGATTTTGTGGAACAACGTAACGATGGTACTCATGAGACATGTTTTCGAAGAGTAGAGTACCATTTATATACAAAGACGCTGTATCGAAGAGATAAGTGGCACCTGAACCAGATTTGGCAATGTGAATAGACTTAACTGGATGGTTAAAGTACGTAAGATCGACATTTGTATCGGCTTGATCCATTGGTTGGTATTGTGTTTGTGTAATGAGAAGTTCGTGTTCGTTATTCGCAAAGAATTCTCGTTCTTCTGTATCGAGGAATACATACGAAGCATACGCCTTAACAGTTGTATTTCCAAAATCACCGTTTCTACATTTGATTCTTACTTCAACTTCGTGATATTGAAGTCCAACAAGTGGGAGAGATTTTGTCCAGTCTTCACTGAAGAAGAATGGGATAACGTAGGTATTCATTGACTGGTTACTACCACCAGCATCACAACCCGCCCATGTAGATGCTTTCGCCTGATTTTCATTATACATGTGGGTATGAACGGTATTAATAAAACCTGTATCCAATTTGCAAACTTCCTGGCCACCTACCCAGAGTGAAAATTCCGTTGGTTGGGTGTAATCGTTGGGTGAAGCATCACTATTAAAGATACTGGTTGGGGCATTACTGTTATTGATATTTGTACCTTCGAGCCAGATATAACTCAAAAGATCACCTTTTGACTTGATGGGAATGGATACTTCGTTTCCTGAAAGAAATTTACCTACAAAATCGAGGCGTTCGGGTTTAATAGCAAAGTTCGTGTGACGTTTATAGTTTTGTCTAAAAAAAGAGACTTGAGGATCGCCTGTGATATAGACATCCTGGGCACCGACTGAGACGAGATCAATCAAAGCAGCTGACATATTTACTACTATACTATATTAAAAAAATCGAGCATTAACGTAATAAGATAAAATGGTCGTGTTCCAAGTACTCACTTGGGAAACACAAGACACGGAAGATGAACACTTGATCAGTATTTTTGGTAAAACGCATGAAGGTAAATCTGTTTGTGTCACGACGAGTTTTACACCATACTTTTTCGTGAAGCTCCCGAAGAAGACATCATCAAAAGACGCTAGTAATCTATACATGAAGATAGATAAGACCTGTCCTGAATGTTTAATTAGTTACGATATAGTTCAATCTAAAGATGTTTGGGGATTTCAAAATAATGAAAATTTCATTTTTATGAAATTAAATTTTAAAAACCTAGCAGCAAGGCGTATGGTGAATGGTCGTATGAGACGTACTTTACCTGATGAACCTATAAAATATAAAGTTTATGAATCAAATCTTGATCCTGTTCTGAGATTAATGCATAGAACTAATATTCAATCGACTGGGTGGATGGATTCCGGGGATGCATGTGTTCGTTCACATTTAGCACATGTTAACATAGACTTGTACTGTAACGATTGGGAAACACTTAAACCCGTAGATAAACCCGAAACTGCACCATTTGTGGTTGCATCAGTTGATATTGAGTGTAATAGTTCTACTGGTAAATTTCCAGATGCGGATGTGAGGGATGATGCATGTTTTCAAATTGCAGTGTCACTTGCACGATTTGGTTCCGATATACCGTACGATAAAACGTGTTTTTGTTATAAAAAAACAGATTCTAATCTCGAAGGGTGTGAAATTAAAAGTTATGATACGGAACGTGAAATGTTAATGGCGTTTAAGGAGTATATGATGGAAAAGGATATTGATATTATAACTGGTTGGAATATATTTGGTTTTGATTTAGAGTATATAATGAAACGCGCAGTAATGACAAAATGTGAACCATCCTTTTACGAAATGAGTAAACTGAAGAATCATTCATGTGAACTTGTATATAAAAAGTTATCGTCGAGTGCACTTGGTGATAACGACCTTAAAATTTTACCTATGCCTGGACGATTTATTTTTGATTTATTCCATGAGGTAAAGAAAGGGTATAAACTTGATTCATATAAGCTCGATAATGTTTCTAAATTGTACCTTGGTGATAATAAAATTGATATGCCACCTAAAGAGATGTTTGCGCGATTTGTTGAAGAAGATCCTGTAAAGTTACGTGAAGTTGCTGAATATTGTATTAAGGATACACTTTTACCACATCGTCTATTATCAAAGTTATGTACACTTATTAATCTTCTAGAAATGGCTAAAGCAACATGGGTTCCATTATGTTACCTTGTAGAGAGAGGACAGCAAATTAAAGTGTTTAGTTTGTTGACGAAAAAGGCACGTGAAATGGGATTTATGGTCCCAACAATAATGTGGGGTCAATATTCTGCAGATGGTTACGAGGGTGCGACCGTTCTCGAAGCGCAAAAAGGGGCGTATTATACACCAATTACTGCATTGGATTTTGAAGGTCTATATCCATCTATCATGATGGCACATAACTTATGTTATTCGACACTCGTTATGGATTCGAAATATGAGAATATACCCGGTGTAAAATATGAAACATTTGGTTTTTCTAAATTTGCACAAGATGTTCCAAGTCTTTTACCGAATATTCTTTTAGAATTGAAACAGTTTCGTAAACAAGCAAAAAAAGATATGGCGAAATCAACTGGTGCCTTGAAAGAAATGTATAACGGTAAACAATTGGCGTATAAAGTATCCATGAACTCTGTATATGGTTTTACAGGTGCTGCAAAGGGTATGTTACCGTGCGTGCAAATTGCATCAACTGTAACTCTAAAAGGTAGGAGTATGATTGACGAAACAAAGGCATATGTTGAAAAGAATTTCCCAGGTTCAAAAGTAAGATATGGAGACACTGATTCTGTTATGGTTGAATTTGATGTAGGTAATCGTAAAGGTAAAGAAGCAATTGAATATAGTTGGGAAATAGGTGAACGGGCTGCCGAAGAATGTACTAAACTTTTCAAGGCGCCTAATAATCTCGAACTCGAAAAGGTGTATTGTCCTTATTTTTTGTATTCAAAGAAACGGTATGCTGCAAAACTTTGGACAAAAGGGAAGGATGGTAATATGAATATGGATTATATAGATGTAAAGGGTCTTCAACTAGTAAGAAGAGATAATACACCTCATATGCGTGAAGTATGTAAAGAACTTCTAGATGTTGTTTTAGAAAGTAGTGATACAGGTCCTCCAAAGGCTCTTGCTTTACAAAGAGCTATTGAACTTATTGAAGGTGATGTACCTAATGAGAAACTTATATTAAGTCAGGGTTTATCCGATTCATATAAGTCGCAAAATTTAGCACATGTTCAAGTGCGTAATAAAATGAGGGATCGACAACCTGGTTCAGAACCACAATCGGGTGATCGTGTACCTTATATTCTTCTAGATACAGGAGACCCTAAAGCAAAAGCGTATGAAAAAGCCGAAGATCCAAAATATGCAAAAGACAACGATTTAAAAGTTGATTATGCATACTATTTCATAAATAAATTTTTAAACCCCGTATGTGATTTAATTGAACCACTCTTTGAAGATCCAAAAGAAGAGATATTTGGTGAACTTTTAACACGTGTAAAACCAAAGAGACGTCCAAAGAAGAAAATAGAAGTTGAAGAAGGTCAACAAAAAATCAGTGACATGTTCAAATCGCTTAAAAAATAACATGTTATATATAATAATGGTATCTAGAAAACAAAAGAAACATGAACTTGTAGATGATTTATTACCAATTATAAATAAACGTCTCGATGAAGAACGACACGTAGCACGTGTAGAAATGTGTATGATACTTTCTAAAGAATTGTATATGAATTCAAAGTTATTATGTCAGTTTATCCCAGATTCATCTAAATTTTGTAAAGGTTTTAAAAAGGATGGTACACCGTGTCTTGCAAGGGCTAAAGATAATGGAATGTGTGGAAGTCATGTCGATCAACCACAACTTATGGGACCTATAGAAATGACACCTAAAAATAGCGATGGTATAAGACATACACATAGTTTAACAGAATGTATATTTAAACCGGGGTGTCCGGCATGTGAAGTAACAAGAAAGGGATTTAGAGAATTGCGTGGAATAATGTAATAATGAATAAGTCAGCTATTCTACTAACATCAATTGATACCTTTTATAACGTACCCGAGAATAGAGCTACACTTTTAGAAATTCTCAATAAAACAGGGGGTATTTCTTTACGAAACCTTGAATGGTTTATAACAAATTATTCAAAGAAAAACAACTTATCATATAAAACAAAAGACGGTAAAATATTCAGTGTACATTGCGCTTATAAATCGAGTTTAGATGGATATAGTAAAAAATTATTCGATCCGTTTTGTAGATCTTCTAAGATATCGTATCATGTACCAGGTACACCTGATGAAATACATACTACTGTAGCACAGTTGAATTTCATAAGATGGTGTATAAAAAATAATATAATCGAGTATATTCACGATCATAAAAATGCACTTTTTTCTAAACAAGTGTCATTACCCCATTTTCAAAAATAAATGTTTGATAACCTACATAGTATAAATGTAAAGTATAATCACTTGTAAGACTTTCTTTCATAGTGACATCTAAAACAGTTCTATTTGATTGTAAACGGCTAAAATCTAACATTCCCGATGGCTCCACATTAATCGGATTCATCGAGAATGCATATGTGTAAATATTACGCAATGGTCTTGATAAACGACTTGTGAATGGAACGATATATTTGAAATATTTGTGATTACATTTTTGAATATTTGGCATATCTTCACCGTTTACAAATATTTTAGCTTTTTCCATTGGTGGGTTATAGAATTCATTTGTTACAGAATATTCAACATTTGATGAGAAATTATACCTGTTAGCAAATACATTTGAACGTAAAGTAGTTCCACCCTCGTATGTATTTTCATCCTCAAATGATTTCTGTCTAAAAAACCAATTGAGTGTTTTAACGGGTGTTTTTGGTATAAGTTCGAGTTTAGCGTTCAATGTACCTGCATCTATATCCAATGTAGGATGTTTTTTAACAATATCTGTAATTAAAACATGTTTTTTACCTGCAATATACATACGCTCACTTGGTTCTAGTGTTATTTCTTCTGTAACGATATCAAACTTATCTAAAGAGAGTGTATCTGTTTCATTTGTAAAAAATGCTTGTTTATGAAATTCAAATATAAACTCGAGTTTTTGTTTGTGTATAGCACATGTTGGAAAATAAGGCCTATTTGGTTTATTTGTTTCATATTCGTCACTTTCATATTTACGCGAAAATAAAAGTGGTATAGGTATAAATACATGTGATTTTTGTTGTGTTAGAATTTGATTATTAGTAGTTAATGATGTATCTTCAGCATTATTTCTATTTAAAGTGTATCTTTTTGTTCTTTTTTCAGATTCATCTAAATATAATTCGTCATATATAATACCCCAATCCCCATGGAATATTTCAACAACTGTTTCGTCAACACGCATAGTTACAGTTTTGAGAATATGTCTACCTATTTGGTCTGCGTAATAACTATCGTTACCAGTTAAACCTGGCAAATTAAACGACACGTACATATTTGATAAAAGATCACCCATATTTCTGGGGTTAAGTGTAACTTTTATAGTTTCACCAAAAGGCCATGATGATGAAGATGTAGATGGTTTACTTATAGTTGTACTTTTATGAAATTTTGTAAAATTTGAATGTTTTTTTACATCGTACTTAAAGAACGAATGGACAGGATCATCATCTAAAAGGTATGTATCCTGTTTACCAATGGCATTAAGTGATATGATAGCACCTGTATTTGGGCCAGATGTATCACACATACTATACTACTTACTGTTTATATATTTTTAAATCCCTTTTCCACATATCAATACATGACATATTTTGCAACGCTTCGAGTTCGTTTTTTGTTTTTGCGGTTTCTTCCCTGAGATTTTGTACGGCTTCGTGAGTGTACTGATATGTTTTGATATTTAAGAGGTATTCATACGAATTATCTATTTTATCAAATATCTTTCCCATTTCCTTTTCGAGTTCGGAACGTTTACGTTTAAAAACAATTAGTTTTTCGTGTATAACCATGTCAACAAACCGTGAAGTATTTTCCAATTTTTTAACTTTATTTTTCAAACTATTGATAAGATGTAATTTTCTTTTCTTATACGTTTCTGTTCGTATATCAACAAAGTCAACGAGTATCTCTTCTGGGCTCGTATATTTATAAATACCTTTCTCTGGGTGAAATAAATGCATATTTGATACATGAAACGTTTTTTGGAGTTTAAAATCTTTTATAACGTTATTACCCGTATACCCCATAATTTCAAAGTTCACGTTTTCAGTTGTACTATTATTTATATAACTT